GGGGGGTATTCCCGGAAATCGATTAGGCTGGATGGAAGTTTAGGTTGAAATTGATATGGTTTCTTCCCCGTGTCTGCCGTATACTGTCTCAGAAAAAAATAAAAAAATTTTTGTGTCTCCAGACACTTGTGATGTAAATTATAAATGTATATTCACGATTTGGACTCTCTTTGCCACTACATTGACATACCCAGTATGTTGATATATTCTGAAGGTATGCTAGACGAATTTGCAGTTCACGTCATGAAGACCCTGATGTCCGAGATGAGTGCCGCTACTGCTGATGGGATGCCTGATCACAAGACCAGAATACAGGCTCTCAAGGAAGCGCGGGCATTCGTCAAGGATCTCCTGCCCCGTCTAAACTCCGAGGATCGGGACAAGTTCAGTAAGGCCATGTCTCAGGAGATGGAGAACAAGTTGAATCTCATCCAGATCGAGGAGGAGAAGCTCGAAAGACTTCATGCTCCTCCGTCTATTTCCTCAACAGACATCGGACCAAATGACTTCATAGTAAAACCATCTCCCAAATGACTTTACTTGCACCACCCAATCATCCGATTAACGAATCTTTGTTAAGATTCGCCACGGTTGGGCTTGGTTTTGACAGGATAAACGTAGATGAGCATGGGCATATCCTCAGACTGCTATCGGATATCGAGTTTTCGACGCCTCAGAAAATTTACATGCTCCTTCTGCCACGCGCTTCATACAAGACTACAATTGCCTCAGTCAGCCTTCCGATGTTTCTGCTGTCGCGTGATCCAAATCTGCGTATACTCATCGACTCTGAAACATACAGTCTATCAATGTCTATTCTTTCCGAGATCAAACAGCACTACGAGAGTCCGGTAAGTTCACTGGTAAACACGCCATTTTCGCTTGCGCATACGCCTAGATCTCAGATTGATCGCTGGGCCGAAGATTCCATCATCTTGCCGTCGAGAACTATCCCTAAAAAGGAAGGATCGATTGATGCAGCCGGTGTTGATGGCGTAAAAGCTGGTAAACACTACGATATCATCATCGCGGATGACTTGCACAGCCAGAATAACACCAGAACGTCATATCAGATTGATCAGGTCATTGAACATTACCGGCTTTTACTGTCAATTCTTGAGCCAAATGGCATTCTGATCGTCATCGGAACGCGATGGGCAGAGGAAGACGCCTATACAACCATCGCAAAAGACGCCACAAAGTCGCTGTTTATCCCTGCCGCATCGACAAATCCCATGAATTTTGCAGCGGAGCTTCGCGAAACTTCTCTGCCTCGGCTGGTCTACGACAATCTGACGGATTCGGCTGAAGATTCCAACACTTTTTACGTGAATTTCCCAAGAACGCTTCCCGTGGAACATCTGGATCGTATCGAGCAGCGTCAGGGACCGTATATTTACTCGGCCCAATACATTCTCAAGCCCCGTGCTTCGCGTGAGAAGCGATTTCGGGAGGAATGGTTCAGGTTTTATACCGAAGTGCCAAAGCATGGGCGCATTATCGGTCTGGTTGACCCCGCCTTTACCACGCAGGAATACTCCGATCCAAGCGGAATTGTCATTGTCAAGGTCACAGATACGCGGGATGTCTACGTTTTACACGATGAAGCGGTAAAATTGGAGCCATACTCGCTTATAGACAAGATTTTCCAGCTTACCGACAGTTTTGGCGTATTCGAATGGTTCGTAGAAGAGGTTGCAGCCCAGAAAGTCCTAAGATTCTTCATGGACTATATCGCCGCAAAAGAGGACAGACGGGTCACATTCACCCCGGTAAAGCACGGTGGACGTAAGAAAGAGGTCAGAATTCAGTCGTTGCAGCCATATTTCGCCGCAGGGAAGTTCCATTTCCGTGAATCTACCGAAGATTCCGAGCTTCTCAACCAACTGCGTAAATTCCCAATTTTGAAGCACGACGATGTGATAGAT